ACGCTGCCAGATTCCTTGTTCCTGATCAGACACACCCGGTAAATCTGTTGGCTGCACTACCTGTCTAATCGTTTGTTGTTGATCTAAAACACTTGGAATTAAGACCTGATATAGACGCTGCCAGATACTTTGTTCCTGATTAGATACACCCGGTAAATCTGCTGGCTGCACTACCTGTCTAATCGTTTGTTGTTGATCTAAAACACTTGGAATTAAGACTCGATATAGACGCTGCCAGATTCCTTGTTCCTGATCAGACACGCTCGGTATATTCGTTGGCTGAACTACCTGTCTAATCGTTTGCAGTTGATCTAAAACACTTGGAATTAAGACTCGATACAAACGCTGCCAGATTCCTTGTTCCTGATCAGACACACCCGGTAAATCTGTTGGCTGCACTACCTGTCTAATCGTTTGTTGTTGATCTAAAACACTTGGAATTAAGACCTGATATAGACGCTGCCAGATACTTTGTTCCTGATTAGATACACCCGGTAAATCTGCTGGCTGCACTACCTGCCTAATCGTTTGTTGTTGATCTAAAACACTTGGAATTAAGACTCGATACAAACGCTGCCAGATACTTTGTTCCTGATTAGATACACCCGGTAAATCTGCTGGCTGCACCACCTGTCTGATATTTTGATTTATATCAGAAACTTCTGGAAGGTTTGCATAAATCACACGTTGCCATAAAGTTTGTTGTTGATCGGGAGGATTTGCACCAGGAGAAACAGTCACTGGCATAGGTGAAGTAAACGTATCAACAATACGTTTATAAGTTTTCTGTAGAGAACCATGCTGCTGCCCTAAACCAACCTCAAGGCCAGCCACAATAAATCGACCAATCCCCCGCATGACACGTGATGGACTATGAATATCCATCTTTTTCCGCATGAAGTCTGGCATATAGTTGTTGATCTGTCCCCATAGAGATTTAAGCCCGTTAAAGCCAGATTTAACACCACTAATTAACCCTTCAATAATGTTACGACCTATCCCAACCATATGGTTTTTAAGTGACTGTAAATAGGCAAAAATACTTTGCCATCCACTCATGATCTTCTGAAGTATTGGATTAGTCTGAATACTTGCAACTAAATTATTCCATGCATTTGAAACAGCCGTTTTAATTGCTGCCCATGCTTGAGTTGTATTTGTTTTGACAGTATTCCATTGATTCAGAAACCAAGAACCAATTGGTGAAAATATCTGTGTGATACTTGACCATAAGGAACTGGCCCCGGAAATAATCCCACTCCATAGTCCACTGAAGAACCCAGAAATACTGGACCAATTGGCTATGATGAGCCGTGGAATACCAATAAAAGGAAAAATAAAGGTGAGGATTGGATTATTTGCAAAAACACTATCTACACTTTGAATGACAGACTTAATTGCACTCCAACCATCACTGAATATCTGTTTTACGCTATTCCAGACTCCACTGAAGAACCCTGTGATTGCACCCCAATTTTGATAGATCAGGAAAGCTGCTCCCGCAATAGCAGTTACAGCCAATAAAATTGGATTGGCCATAAATAACCGACCTAACCAAAGCACGGCACGACCTAAAAAAGCAAAACCTTTCTGTAATAAGCCAATCGGCCCCGAAAGCATTTTAAAAATAAATCCAAGCGAGCTGCCTTTTGCACCCACTGTGGCCATCATGAGCCTTAGACTCAACATGCTTAAAATAAGCGGTGAAAAAACCACTAGAGCACCACCAATAGCCACTAGAGAGGTCGCAATAACTAATAATCCGGCTCCAAGCATCTTAGCCAGCGTTGGGTTTTGCTGCATCCAAGTGTTGAAGCCTTTTAAAGCTTCAGTGGCTACTTCGATTGCACTGGTATAAATCGGTAAAATATTCTTGCCAAAGTTGAGATAGGCATCATTTAATTTTGCCCGGGCTTCAAGTTCTTTACCCAAGGTCGTGTTCATGGCTTTATTATTGAGCTGGTCAATGTTGTCTGCACCGGCATTTAACTTCGCATTCTTATGGATCTGTTCACGCTGGTCATACATCGTCGTAAAGAGGTTTGATGCATTACGGTTTGTAAAAATACTACCGATGGCGTCGTGGACCTGATCACGGGATGTAATACCCTTTTGAGCAAAAGCTGGTAATAGAACTTTCTCCATCCATTCGAATTGGTCTTTCTTGAACAGATCAGCGCCTTTAAGTGCTCCCGGGTTTAAAAATGACACTTGGCCAGCTTTATCGTGTGAAACTTTGCTTTGATCGGCAATTAGACCTAAATCCATCAAATTATTTGCGGCTCTTTTGGTTGTTCGACCCTGATAAATATTTTGATATGCAGACATGGCCGATTGACCAAATGTATGCCCACCAAATTCCTGAACAATTGGCTCCATCTTGTAATAAAATGCTTCATTGGTTAAACCTTTTACCGCCACTCCCCCTCTTCTTATTGCATTTAACCATTCATTTGCTTGGACACGTCCACCAGTTGCAGTGATAACTTGCTGAATAATATTTGCTTGTTCTTGGAAAGCTTTTTCACTTCTTAAACCATTGCGTAATTCAATAACCTTTAGCATATCCATGAACTTACGTTCATTCTCTCCGCCTTGTTCATGGCCATACATTGCTTCATTCGCAAATTTCATTCTTGAAAGTGTTGGGGCTACCATTTCTGCATGGTGAACATCGGCAAATGCGCTGACACCATCACGCATTAACTGCAGATTATCAAATGTACTTGTACCGAAGGTATTCATCGCTTTAGCAAAGGTTGTGGCTTCCTTTGTAGCTTTTTCACCTAAACCTAAAGATGCAATCCTGTTCTCTTCGATTTCGACTCGTTTATTCTCCTCGATAGGTTTCCTAAGTTGGTACATTGCCGCTGTACCTGTAGCTGCTGTACCTGCCCCATAAATCATCGCAGTACGTGAATGTTGCTGCACCTTTTGGTAATTCTGCTGCAGTCTAGTCAATTGGGACATTTGGCGATGCTGTTTATCAAGTTCAGAATTGGTGGTGGACAAACGGTCTTTTAACTTACCTTGATGTGTAGCAAGCTGGTTTACTGACACCCCAGACTGATCCAGTTCTCGACTTAAACTCTTTAAATGTAGTTTTTGCTTGTCATATTCAGCAGTTAATTTACCGACCTCCCGTTCGCTACTGGAGAGCTGTTGGGTTAGACCTTTTAATGACACTTGGCTTTTTTTATGTTCGTCTTTAAGTCCGCTTAGGCTCTGCTTTTGCTTATCTATAGTTTGATTTGAGTGCTCAATCTCACGACGTACGCGAATGTTTTCATAACTCAGGTTCTTAGTGCTAATACCATATTGACCAAGTTCAGTACGTGCACGTTGTAGGGCTATACTCTGCTCATTAATACGATTCTTCAGCTGCTCAGCTTCACGTGATGCCCGGTTAAAATCCTGAGTCAGCTTTTTACTTGGCTGTGCATCCATTTGCCGTTTTAAATCAGCAATGCGGGACTGAACGGTTTGATAGCTTTTTGTCGTGTCTAAAGCAGCTTGTTTTTGTTGTCTGAATGCATCAATACGTTTGAGCTGTACATCTAACTGTTTTTTTGCAGCTTCAGTCGCCTTTAATTGTTGCTGAGTTTGCGCCAGTGAGTTGGCCAGATTATTTGTCGGGTTCTGGGCAATTTCTGCTTTTAAATGTTTGACATGATCCTGCATGTTTTTTAATGCAAGGCTGCTTTGCTGCAGAACTACTTTTTGTTTTTCGTAGCTATCAATTTTAGCTAATTGGGATTCGAGACTTTTAACTTGATCTTTAGTCTGTTTAAGTGCTCTGGCAGCAGCATTGCTGTTGCCAGAAAGGATTTTAAGTGCGGGACTGAGTTTATCTTGTGATCCGAAGATAACTTCTAGTTTAAGTTGCTTCATATTTCAGCATCATTTCCATTTCTTTCAATGGCTTTTTGATGCCATTGCATCAATTCTGATATGGTCATATTGGAGTAGGTTTGCGGTGGCCAATGAAAGACCACCGCGATGTTCGCAATCGCGTCATCTACTGTTGCTGTAAGATTGCTGCACGTACTGAGCTCGGTTGCAAAAAAAGGATTAGAGCTGCACCAATCTGTGCCAAATCCGATGGTTCAAGTTGAATAATTTGGGCTTTTGTTAAGGTTGGGCTTGATACACGAGGGATAACGGTACAAATTGCTGATACGTCTCCTTGCATTAAATCCGTGATTTTCACACCCTGAAGTGCCGTAACGTTAGGTTTACGAATATCTAATTTTGCAATTTCAATCGAACCCATTTTGATAGGTTTATCTAAGTCAATTGTTTCAACATCAGGATTAATAGCCTGTTGATTTTCAGCTTGTTGAGCTTCAAGTTCTGTATTTGGTGTTTGATCTTGGGTATTCATGGTTTTGTCCTAAAAAGTATTAAAAAGACTCCGGCTGATACCAACCGGAGGTAAGGAAAAAGGATTAATGGCCAATAGCTTTCATGTGTTCCGCATTGCGGTCGACACCTTTGACGATGAATTTGTTTGAAGGGATATCAATTTCCATATAGACCACTCCATTGATGCTGATCTTGTAATAGCTCCAGATGGTTTTAATTGTGGTTTCAGTATCATCACCAGCTTTCTGATTACCAAAATCGATTTCCTCATGACGTCCACGTACAACAATTTCATAAGCATCAATTTCTGCTGTATCGTCACGTTGATATGATCCAGCAAAGCGCAACATATGTGCCGCAACTGTTGGAGCACCGAACTGTTCAAGAATAAGAGGATCTACACCACCAAGTTTCCACTGGAATGTGGTGATATCTTCACCAAAACCTAAATCGACCTTAACGTTGCCCTCCATACCGCCACCACGCCAGTTTTCTAACTTACGTGCTAGCTTAGGGATGGTTACTTCACCAGTTTGTCCAAAATAGCTAACCCCTTCATTGAAGAGATCCATCAACTTGAGTTTTTTAGGTAATGCCATGTGCTATTTCCTTAAGCCGCGATACGTGAAGCAAAGTCAGCCAAGTAGCTATCAGTGATATGCTGACGTAGACTGAGGTCTTCTAAAGGTGGGACTGGTGTGTAATCGTAAGAGATACGCAATTGACCAGCTTTTAAGATGTCAGCAGTATTAAGTGCTGGATCGAACCAAGCCTCACCACCAATGAGATAGCCATTCGTAGTCCAATCTCGAAGTTTGGCATTGATGCCTTCAATGATGTCGCGGGCTAATGATGCATGGAGTGGCTTATCAACCACCCACATGTGAGACTCGCCCATGGTGTCCATGATGACTTGAGCAGTACGTGTGTAATTTTCAAATGCAAATAACGGATCATCTGTACAAGTTCGTGATCCCCAAAAACGAAAACCATCACGTTGAATCAATGTTGTAATATCATTTTCATTCAGGAAATTGGCATCAGTTTCAGAAGTCTGTAAATCCCAAAAAACATCTTTACTAATGCCTGTGACTCCATTGACAGGCACGTTTGACAAGGTTTTATGCCAGCCAGTTTCTTGGTCAATTTTGGCGCGTAACCCTAATGCTCGAGCTGTTGCATCTAAATTAGTCGTAGTACCTGTCGTTGTATCGAAACCCAAAAATTCTGGCCAGATGACCATTGCTTCACGTGCAGAAAAAGTTTGTCGATACGCAACAACTTCTTCTTTTGTATTGCAGCCAAACGCTGAGATGTAAGCAAAGCCACGAAGCTGTTGAGCAATTGAAATTAGAGCCGCACTGACGGCTGCATTATCTAAGCCCGGGACCCCCAAAATTCGAGGTTTAATTCCGAATTTAGCACCTGAAGTGAGCAATGCTTTTAAACCTGTATATTTGCCGTCAACTGCGCCACCAATAACTGCGGTAGTTTGAGCTGCTTCCTCTTGTTCCTGAGCAACTCTCACAACAACAACCACTGCATTTGTCTGATCTAAAATTGCTTGAAGAGAGCGAGCCAGCGTACCTTGTACACCTGCTTTGGCGATGGCTGCGAGAATATCTGTAATAAAAACCGCTGTATTGAGAGGAAAAGTTTCTTCATCTGCATCTGATGCAGTACACACCATGCCAATGACTGCTGTTGATACGGTGCGAATGGGACGGGTTCCGTTATTGATTTCGAAAACCCGGACCCCGTGGTGATATGAATCTGCCATAAAAATAAACCTGTGGTCTGATTGGTTTTTGTCAGATCACAGGTTTTCAAATTACACGTATGATTTCATTCAGTTGCAGTTGTAATTGGCAGAATTACAACATCACTCCCCCTCTTTTAGAGGTTAATTGCATAGCGCCACATTTCATCAATTTGTTCAACTGTTAAATTAAGTGCTTGCGCTATTGAAATTAAAGTGGGACTCAAACGCTCAATATCTGACACACTATCAAATTCAATTTTAGTTCTGCGGTCTGCTTCGAGTAGAGACATTGCCTGATCATATAAATTGAAATCATCTAATGTAAGATTGAATTGACGCTTTGTTAACTTCGGCATCCTCCTCAAGCGTAGTATTTCTTTCTCTTCATCATTGAGATATTTTTCGGGATTAATATGACGGTCAACTTCTTCTTGTGTCATCAATATCAAATCTGGGTCTATCCATTGATCCTGTGTACCATCGCTTTCAAATCCTAATACTTCATTTCTTGAGTTTTTATAGTATTTCATGACATTTCCCCCCAATAATTTATTAACATTCCATCTGATGATTTCACCATATATGATGTTTCTGGAGGAACAACAAAATAAAAACTGCCTTTATCTGGAATTAGTGCATCAAGGAAATAATCATTGATCCCTTGTTTTCGGAATGTGATTCCTACTCCCCATGCATAGTCAACTGCGATTACTACTTGTATTGGCCTTTTTGAAGGATTTAAATAAAAAACCCCCTCAAACCTTTGGCTTGTAAGAGTTTTCCAAGTTTGGTTAACTGCGATAAATGGCAATTCAGTAGCTTTGCTGAGATAATTTTCATCTACCCAGTTTTGAGTCGCATAAATCAAGGTATCATCAAGTACGACATTAACAATTTCAGCATCCTGAATATTGATTGTAAATTTAAGACGGTACTCACGAACAGAGTTGGCCTCTTTATATACTGGAGCAACTGCACCATGCGAAATAAGAGTCATCCCGTCAATAATTAAACCAATTTCACGAATATAAAAGCTCCCCACAATCGGAGGTAAAATTGCTTCTACAACAACGAAATTATTTATTGTTGGATGATTCTCATATTTATTAACTCCTTGCCGATACACTTCTTTAACCAATGTAGTACGGGTCTTATCAGGAGTCGGAGAAGATCCATTACCGTCACCAAAAGCGACATGTGTAATGTTGAGCTTAGTAGTTGTGGCAATTGCATTGGCAATAGCTGCATCACCTGCATGGGTCGTAACATTAAAATATGGGCTGCTCATTTATTGATAACCTTGTGGCATGCATTCGATTGTCACTGCGTCTTGCAATGCAATCGCTGTATTGATATATAAAACTGGATTCGATGTAATTTGGACGTTAGAGACGTGACGGGTTGCCGCCTTTGAGTCTTCAACTAAGCGGTTCACTTCATGATAGGTTTCTTCTGATAATTCTTTACCAACGAGATCTAACTCGAGTGCAAATGTCCCGGGTCGACCCGGAGGATTTGTTTGAAACCATTCAATTAAATTCACTTCAAAGCCGAACGGCTCTAATGCCCTTTTAATTGCCGCTGGCGTACCTTTAATTTTGTGTTGGGGAATAGCATCTTTGATAATGTGGCGCTTTAATGTATCTGGCCACTCATCACGCCAATAATTAACTTGGCGCTCCCAAGCTAGATATGCGAGAAAGTCAGATGGGGCATGATCAACATCTTTGACCAGTTTGATCGATGGCAAATTAAAAGCATCTGAACCAACTTCTGCCAGCTTTTTTTCTAAATCCGTAGCATTTGGAGGCAATAGGGATTTCACTATTCAGTCCCCCCGATCTGTACGTCGATACCAGTACAAAATGCATGTTGAGCCTTACTAATAACGATATCTAAAGTTGGATTAAGAATTTCTACGCGACTGACACCATCAACATGTAAGGCTGCGTAGATTGCAGACAAACGAATTGATTGGCCAATTTTTTTTGAATTTTGAATGTATTTCTGCAAACGTTCTTTTGCCACAGATAACAGCATAACGTTTTCAGCAGTTTGTGAAACATAAAGCCGAGCTTGAATCTGATACGTCACCGTGGTGCTACTTTGTACTGTGGGACGATCACCCACAGGGCGAACCTCCTCTGGATCTAAAGCTTTTTGAACAATGTTGACCAGTTCTTGTGATGCAGAAAAATCTTCGCTGTCGTGCTGAGTGATATAGACATCTAGAAAGCATGGATTATCTTCGTGTGAAATAATCGAAGCATCTGCAACACGGCCATCGGCTGATTTAGAAAAAAATTTATATGCATTCGTTGCACCCGCAGTATTAAACCCGGATAAAGATAGTAAACAACGCTCCTTTAAGTCCTCATCACTTTCCATTACAGCAGTAGTGGGTGGAACTATATTAGGATTTGCTGGAGTAATAACAAGGCGGGTAATACCGTAATAACTTACGGCTATATGATCAAGGTCGGATCCGCTACTGAATGCCAATAATAATGCTCGAGCATCCTGATTTCTCTGATTAGACATTAACGATTCAAGATAAGCATTTTCTTGCAAAACTTTAGTCACAGGCTCTGATTCTCGCGCCAAAACCTCGGTCCAGTAAGCCTGTTCTTCAGGGGGATAAAGTGAAATAAAACGTGCTTTTCGCTTTGCCAAAATCTGTTCGTAATCCAGAACCTTTATGAGTTCAGGTGGTGGCAACTGAGAAAAATCAACAACGCTCATGCAGCTGCTCCTAATGTCAATCCAAGTGATAAATTCACAGGCTGATTTTGTTGAACCAGATCCACTTCAAGACTGATTTGCATACGTGAACCTTCAATGCTGAAGTTATTGATCTGATTGATATTGATACGAGGTTCCCAGCGCAAAAGTGCTGAATAAATTGCGCTGTAACATTTCAAAACAAGTACGTCGTTTATGGGCTGATCAATCAGTTCATAGAGCAATGAACCGTATTCACGACGCATGAGTCTGCTACCGATGGGGGTAGTTAAAATGTCTACTATTGACTGCCGGATTGATTCCAACTCGTCAACAATAAATAAGCCAGTTGAGCGGTTCATGGTCATGGTACGGGTCCCCCAGATGTAGAGCTACCTCCCTGAACACCCAAATGTTTATGATTACTTAGGCTAATCGCTCCAGCTTTTACATCGGCTTGTGAGGTAATGTCCTTGGTCGTAGATAAGGAACCATTGATCGTCGTATTGCCGTTTAATGTGATCCCACCTGAAGCGGTAATTTCGACTTTACCTCCATCCGTTAAAGTTGCTTTTAGGGCATGTGATGAAGTGTCATATTGAATGACCGTACCATCTGAAAACTTTCGCAATTTGAGATTTTCAGACTTGGCTGGGGCTGGATTGTCCTCGCTATAAATTCCAAACACCACCACCCCTTGCGCTAACTCCCCTGAAGGAGAAAACACAATGCAACGTTCACCCGAAGATGGTGGATCCCAAGACGAGTCCGTCCCGGCTCTGATGTTGAGCCAGTTGAGGGGTGCTGTCTTAATTTCGCCTAAATTGACTGTACAAACAGCTTTTTCCAAATCGACAATGTCAATTGAACCAAACTGAATGATGTTTTCTAAACGACGGATAATTTCTGAAATGTTCATGCTGCAATCGTGTTGCAGCATGATTAGAAATGCATGTGGTGGCAGTTGTAATTGAAGGTATTACAACTTACTTGAGAAGTGGCTCAATACATCATTTTCGATCATTTCGACTTCTGCTGATGTAAAGCCAAGTAATTCACGAGATGGATATTTTACAACTGGACTATTTTTAGTTCGTCGAATGCGGTCTTTCAAGCCCATTTGATGGACTTGGGCAATAAAAGCAACATTACCCAAAAAGCCCACCGAAATGCCTTGTGGTTCTTGCTTAACCTTCATGAACCGAGCCATTTTAATCCGGTTAAACATTTTATTTTTAATACGCCCTTTTTTATCCCGGATCTTCTGTTTTTTTCTTGGGACGTATGAGCTGCCATCCGGGTTTTGTTGTTTGGTAATCTGGGCACTTTGGCTTTGCCGTAATTTACGGCCAATATCCATGCTGAGTTTACGTTTTTCTTTATCACTCAGTTGATTAAGTAAACCACCTAAATGATCGAGTAAAGTTTTCATCTCAGCCATGTTTACTTCCTAACAGGTAATGGCATAGCTAAAGCGAAACTATCTGGAATTTCAGCGGACATCCACTGCGCTAAAATATCCCCTGACGCTTGATCGATCAATGTTACTTCCTGCCCCGGTTCTGTTTGAGTTGCTTGTGGTTCAAGAGGATGATCGACGGTTATTGTGCCGTCTGGAGCACGTTTAACGATGACTCGCTCAGTCAATGGAATAGTAATTGCCAAGTCGACTTTATCATTGGTGAGCAAATCTGCCTCAAAACGAATCCCCTCTTTAACCCGGTCTAAATTCGCCAAAAGTTCAGGCTGATTTACCCGGAGAAAATCAAATAAGGGAATAGCCACAGAATCAATATCGCCAGCGTAATCAGTCAAAATGATATTTGCGAAATATGAAAACTCATAAGAAAGCCCTGACGCAAAGGTGCATTTCAATGCACCCTGGTCGGCAAAGATTTGCAGCCTGTCTGGATCTCGTCGTAACTCAATCACTGCATTCATCAAATGAGCACGAAGGTCATTTAATTTTTTCATGCTGCTTTTTTAACTCCGTAAATCGGCTCGAGGTGATCAAACTCTTTTTGAAATTTAGCTTGATAGCCTAACTTTTTATAATTCGCACCGTTATAGAGAGTAAAAACAGTACTCCAGTCCTGTTTTTTTAGCGCCTCGAGCAAACCCGGTTTCCATTCGATAAAACGAATAAATGCCTCAAGCTGAAGAGATTCACTGACCTGCATTTGTGCTACAAAATCTTGTACTGAGTTATAGCCCAAATCTTTCCAATTCTCACCCATGATTTGAAATTGGCCCCATGACGTAGACATTAGTGCCGATTCTTCATGGATCTGTTTTGCTAGTGCTAAACGTACATGTTCAGCTTCATCACCCTGATAGCCACCAGTTTTGGTGTGCACTAAGTTTGGTACCAATTTCATTTGATTTTTAGCAAAAGCATCCCCCTTGAATCGTTTTAAATATTCATACATACGATGGCGCTCAAACAGGATTTTAACCTTACCATTTTTTAAAAAACCAACACCTTTACCCTCTACAGCACCAAACACTCTGATCACTAATTCTGGCACATCCAAACGCTTGGCTGCGTTGACGTAATCAGAGTCTTTCAGAAATTTATCAAGTCCGTTGCCAGCCAAAGCTTCGCGCGTTTTTTCACCAACTTTACCATCTGCAACTAAACCAGATTTCTTCTGAAACTCTATTACAGCTAATTCCGTATTTACCCCAAAATCACCATCAATACCTAATACTCGTCCTGCTTTTCCCTTATAGCCTAAATTTGATAATTGTCTTTGTAAGGAAACTACAGCTGCTCCTTTTGAACCAAATTTTAAGATCATGATGTACTCCAAATTTTTGCAACATTACCTTTTGTACGGTAAATAATAAGTGTGAGCAGCATGGCTAAAATGGCATCCCATACTGTAACTGGTACTTTAAAAAATACGATATAGACGGCTTGCCCAATAAAACTTGCTACCAACACAGTCGCAAGAAATGCATAGCCTTTGTGATGTCCTGCACGCTCAAAACCTAAGATTCGGAAACCACAGAACAAATAACAAAGCACAAGAACGATTTGAAAAATGATCATGAATTACCTCCCCCTCGAAAGGTTTTCCAGAGCTGAGCAAGCGTTGAGTTTTTTACCCAATCAAGCAGCTTGATCAGGATGTAAATTGAAAAAATGGCGGCAAGCATCGATGCGGTTGCATCGCTACTGATGTATTGAGTACGGCTAGTAATTTCAGGCCCAAGCAAATAGCCGAAACCTACGCATAAAAGCATGAATACAATGCGTTGTTTTGCGCTAAGTTCTTTTTCGAGATAAGCCACAAAAGCTGCTCCCAAAACTGCACCAAGCAAGGCATTACCATTAATAAATGGTAATAATGAAACCGCTGCGAGACCTGTTGTTGTTGCAGCTGTAGTTGAAGTTGGTTCTGGCATAATTAGTCCCAAAGCTGAATAGTTTGTGTAATTTGTTGGGGAGCAGATAAGTCAGGTAAATTGACCTCTGTACCGATGGGGAGAATTGCGCCAATGTTCGCCAGTTTTGGATTTGCTTCTAAAACTTTCTCGACAACACCTAGAGAACGTCCGTAATAACGCCAGCAAATAAGGTCAATCGTGTCGTTTTGAATTGATCTGACTTTATTCATGGCTTTCTCGGAGGTCTATGAATAGATTTTTTTCTTTCCACAAATCGCACACACACAGCAGCGACTTCATATTCTTTCCATGCTTCAGCAAACTTATTCTCACCATAAAAAAAAGAGTGTGTGTCTGGATCGGTTGTATCTATACCTAACTCAGTAGCAATCGCTTTTAGAACCAAGTGATTCAACTCATAGCTGTCTAAAACAACTGATGTCATTTTTTCTGAAGGTTTATGCAATGTGAAAGATTTCATATCAATTCAACCGTAGTGTGTGATTGACCCAATAATTGTTTGATAGCCCACTGTTTATTTCGTCGACTTTCATCAATCGTAGGTGTTAATTCTTTTGCATTTTTATCGCCCGAAGTACTTGTGTCATAACTTCGATATTGCTCATTAACTTTTGCCGCAACACCATTTGAAATAGCTGAGAAATACAGAATTTCGGTATCTGGTTTTCCGTCAACTTTTGCTGTTGCTAACTCGGCCAAACTTGAAGCAGAACTTACTAATTTATTAAGTAAGCGGTTTACATCGATGATTTCTTCTAAAGCTACCTGTTTGAGCCGGGCATCAGATACGGCCCCATCGATACGGACAAAGCTACGAATTTCGTCTAAAGAAATACTTGGAAAAAACTCTGTACTACTGATTGTTATATTGGATGGCGTTGTATTACCACTTGCGACAAACCCCATGTTACTCCCCCCATTTAATGCACTGGTGGGAACAATGGCTCGGTGAAGATTTACTGTGTAGGATCACTACCATTGTTCGCCAGTGCGGTGCGTGGGCACTCGTTATGATGATGCTGTTACATCACCTGTATCTGTTACAGTGGCTGGTGCAAATTTATCGTAAAGTTTTTGCACGATATTCAAATCACCACGTCCACCACACTTATCGTCAAGTTCAACTGCCTTTTGCAGATAATCTAAAGCTGCTTTGGTATGAGTAAGATCAGGATTGTCCTTATCTGTAATCAAGCGCAATTCAGCTTTACCTAAAGCTAAATACATTTTTGCCTTAACCTGATCGGGCATATCTAAAGTGGTCTTCGGTAAATCAGGATTCGTCATTAAGCTTTCAAGCTGCTTCAACACATTGATGTCAATCTCAACATTTGTTTTAAGCTGCTTAATGAAAGTTGCAGAAATTTCCTCGGTGATAACGCATGCTGGCGTTCGTTCAAAGCGGTCAGGTAAAGACAAGTTATGAACGAGAACATATTCAGCAATCTGTAACGCTTGGCTGAAGTTAGATGTATCAATATTCCAGATCATCATTTCAGTGAGAATTTCATCCTGTACGCCAGTCTGAGCTTCAAGAATGCCATCGATGTAAGGGGCATAGTTCGGAAGCAATTCTGATTTAAGTTTGACCTTGTTTTCAGTTGACTGGATCTGCTTTAAGCGAGCACGGTCATTGTTGAGCTGCATAAGTTGCAGCTCGTATGCCGTTGCATTTTTCATACTGCCAAACTCTACAGCTTGTTCAGCTGCAGTTTTGGCTTGATGTTTACGAAAATGTTGACGGGCTAAGTTCATGCGTGATTACCCCGCAAGTACTTCAATGTTTTCAGCCATTGCAGCTAGACCCAAATCTTCAATGTAGTAGTCTTCATTTGAAGATTCATAATTCTCGATTTGGTCTCGTTTAGGGTTATCAATAACTGTACGACGGAGTCCGCCCTCTTGAACATAAATTGAGAGGTTATCGAAGGTGGTCACAAGCAAACAGTTTTCAGGGAAAAATGGCACTGCATAAACAGGCAAATTACCCATTCTTTTTTGGCTGATAATAATATCAGCCGCTAATTTTTCAGAGTTTTCCTGATCTTTATTCACTAAAGGGAAATATTTATCAGACTGGAGCTTTCGACTGCAGATAACGACCAGATCGGGATTTTCTTGATGAACTTCATCAATCATTTCATCAACAAGGTTCATGACCAATGCATCAAGATTTTTATAATCACCAGTCGAACCAATTGTGAGTTTCCCTGCTGTCACCCCTTCTTTTAATACACGACTTGCATTTTCTTCTCGTTGCTTCTGCAACCAACCTTTGTTTACGTCTTGCAGTAGTGGATTCGCAGCAATATCCGTATCAGCCGCAATAGAAGTACCGTTAAAGCCAATCATAATACGGTCAAGCGCTTGACGTTTAACAATCACTCCACGGAAACGAGAGTAGAAATCTTTGAATTTTGCCCACTGGTCTAACTTTTGATATTTGATGGCTGTATCAAAATCTGTTTTACGGCATAAATAGAAACGATTATCCAAAGAAGTAGGGTCTGATGCTTGACGATCTGACACATTAGTATTTGTACGCGATGCAATTGGACGTGTAATTCCTAAACCAATAGCTTCACCTGATAGTTCAGGTACTACATGGATATTGATGCGTTGTAAGAAAGTTGATGAGGCTTGAATATGATCAACAAGCTTTTGTTGAACCGATGGCTCTACAGTAAATTTTTTTTCGACTGTCTCAACACCGTTTAATTCGGCTAATTTGGACATTACTGCATTATATTTTTTACGGGTAACTGGACGCATAAGTTCTACTCAATAATTCAATAAATAATCTGGACTTAACAATCGACTTCTTCGATTTCTGAGAAGGATGTGCTGGATGCTTTAGGACGGGATGGTTGATCAGGAGTGCTATCGAGCTTCTCTTTAAACTCTGAAAAATCGCTGACCAGCTGCTCATGTTTTTGCTGAAGTTCTTTATAGGAAGCTTGGAGGTTGGTGACCTCTGTACCGTGCTCAGCTGTTTGCTGGGCAATTTCAAGAATTGCTTGTTCCTGATTACTAAAGGATTCAGTTGTCGCTTGTTCTTGTTGTTCTTCTTTTTTAAATAGCTTTCGTACTGATTCAACTAAGCCCGCGCCAAACACTTTTGGTTCTGCTACTTCTTCAAAATCAAGTTCAGCTTCTACAGCAGCTGTAAACAAGTTGTCTTTATGCTGCTTTTTATGAGCGAATGGATTGATCTCTGCTTGTGCAGCAAATTGCAATTGATCTGTACCCAATGAAGCTGGGCTATCAGTAACTGCTAAACCAATAAGATAGGCTTTGCCTGAATTGGCAAAATTCGGATTAACTTCAATCGACGTATAAATTTTTTGATTACGCTTATTGAGTTCGATCAAATTTTCATTGGGTTCAATTTGGGCAAATAATGTAAGTTTCTTTTCACCATTCACATCAACTTTTTCAGCTTTAACTGCAACTACATCTCCATAAGCACCGAAGCTACTGTCTGGAAATACGCTACGGATATGCTCGACGTTAATACGTGCACCGTAAGTTTGTGGGTTGTAAGTTTCTACAATTTCTTGAATCCAGTTTTCTTGGATTTCACGACCATCTGTGGTGTCCCCTGCCGTGGCAATACGGAACCACTTTGATTTAAATTTTTTTGGTTTCTGCTCTTTGCTGCTCATGCTGCATTTACCTATGAAAAATTGGAATTCGGGCAATTTCGATAGGTGCAGAATGGGCAATGACAGCATGTCGTCGCAACGAGCGTCAGTTGTAATTCAATGGTTTACAACTCACTAAGGCTGAATCTAAAAGCCTGTACTGCCAATGTTTGCAGCAGATAAGTTGCAGACATTGGATATGAATGAATTTTCACAACTAGCAAACGTCAATTTGTTTCTCGACAACCGACTAAAAGCTAAGTTTCTTTATTGGTGTGGGTGGAAAATCACCGACATTGCCGACGTTCTGGCTGAAAAAGAGAGAACCATTCAGGCATGGAAAACACGGGACGATTGGGAAAAGACCAAACCTGAAAACAGAGTGGCTCAAGCTATTGAAGCTCGTCTAATTACGCTCATTTTCAAAAATAAAAAATCTAGCGGTGATATGAAGGAAGTCGACCTCTTAATGAGGGAACTTGAACGACTTGCCCGAATTGAGCGTTACCGTGATACAGGCAAAGAATCAGATCTAAATCCAAATATTCAGAACCGTAATGCGGTTGCCAAGAAGCAAAAAAAACCTAATACGTTTACCGAACAAGAGGTCGAGATCCTCATTACTGCATTTGAGGAAAATCTCTACGACTATCAATGGGACTGGTATCGAGCTGGCAATCAACGTACTCGCGCAATTCTTAAAAGTCGTCAGATTGGTGCAACGTACTATTTTGCCCGTGAAGCATTTATCGACTCGCTTAAAACTGGCCGCAATCAGATTTTCTTATCTGCATCCAAAGCCCAAGCGCATATTTTCAAAACCTACATTCAACAATTTGCTTTTGAACATACGGGGGTGGAGCTTAAAGGTGATCCAATCATCATAGGTAACAACCAAGCAAACCTCACTTTCTTGGGTACAAATGCCCGAACAGCTCAAGGCCACCACGGTAATTTCTATTTCGACGAATTTTTCTGGACGTATGGTTTTAACGAACTAAACAAAGTCGCTTCAGGGATGGCCATGCATAAGAAATGGCGTAAAACCTATTTTTCTACCCCATCAACGATGGCACACCAAGCCTATGCATTTTGGACTGGTGAACGCTATAACCGAGGCAGACCTAAAGACCAGCGTTTAAATATTGATGTCTCACATGATGCGTTAAAACGTGGTCGATATTGTGAAGACAAGCTTTGGCGTCAGATCGTTACTATTCTTGATGCTGAAAATGGCGGCTGTGATTTATTTGATATTGATGAACTTCGTTTCGAATATTCAGCCGAAGAATTTGCCAACTTATTGATGTGTCAATTCATTGACGATGGTGCATCAATTTTCCCTCTTAACATACTGCAAGCCTGCATGGTTGATAGCTGGGAAGCATGGGCTGAAGACTATAAACCATTCCATGCCCGCCCCCTCGCAAGTCGTCCAGTTTGGGTCGGCTATGACCCTGCCGAAACTGGTGACAGTGCTGGTCTTGTTGTTGTTGCCCCACCTTCAGTAGCAAATGGCAAATTCCGAATTTTAGAGCGCCATCAATTCCGAGGCATGGACTTTAAAGCGCAAGCAGAACAGATCCGCCAAATTACCCTACGTTACAACGTTACTTATATCGGTTTGGACACAACGGGTATGGGTACAGGTGTAGCCCAATTGGTTCGCCAATTCTTTCCAGCACTAACAACCTTCAGCTATAGCCCCGAGGTTAAAACTCAACTCGTATTAAAAACACTGGATGTTATCCGCAATGGACGTCTCGAATTTGATGCGGGTCATACCGACATCGCTCAGTCCCTTATGAGCATCAAAAAAACACTTACAGCAAGCCAAAGACAAATGACGTTTACCGCAGGACGTTCTGAAGAAATCGGACATGCGGATTTAGCTTGGGCACTCATGCATGCCGTTTATAACGAACCGTTAGAAGGCACAACTATTTCAAATTCATCAATTTTGGAGATTTACTCATGAAACCAATTCACATTTTAAAAAGTGCCTTCAATGCCTTTTCTAATCAAGTTCAAACAGTCAAATCTTCTGGCCGAGCTGAAGCATTTACTTTTGGTGATCCTGTACCAGTTTTATCAAATGATCTATCTGAATATATGGAGTGTTGGTTCAATGGGCGCTGGTATGAGCCTGCGGTGAGTATTGCGGGACTTTCAAAGTCGTTTCGTGCAACCCCTTATCTAAGCAGCGGCATCTTTCTTAAACGAAATTATTTAGTAAGTCAGTTTATCCCCCATCCTCTTTTGAGTCGTTCTGCATTTGAACAGATTGCTTTTGATTATATTTGGTCGGGTAATGCATATCTGGAAGAAATCAAATCAATAACTAAAAAGACACTTCAATTTAAACCAAGCCTCTCAAAATACATGCGAGTCGGTATGGATGGTCGTTTTTTTATGATTACAAGTGATCATCTTGGTTATTCGGAATATGAATTTCCTGAAGGCCGAATTATTCATATCCGCGAATCAGACATTGATCAAGAGATTTACGGTAAACCTGAATATATCGCAGCATTACAGAGCTTATGGCTTAATGAGTCTGCAACCTTATTCCGTCGTAAATACTATAACAATGGTAGCCATGCGGGTTTCATTATGTATGTGAATGACCCGGCAAATGACCCGCAAGATATTGATAATTTGCGTCAGGCTTTAAAAGACAGTAAAGGGCCGGGTAATTTCCGCAACTTGTTTTATTACAGTCCGAATGGAAAAAAAGATGGTGTTCAAATCATTCCAGTTTCTGAAATCGCGGCTAAAGATGATTTTGCAAATATTAAAAATATTACACGGGATGATGTACTAGCTTCGCTCCGAATCCCTCCTCAACTTATGGGTATCGTACCAAACAATTCAGGCGGTTTCGGTTCTGTTACCGATGCAGAGGATGTTTTCTATAGTAAAGAGATCGTGCCTTTACAATCTCGCTTATCACAAATTAATGAATTAACAGGCATAGAATTAATTCGTTTTAAAGAATATGATTTGAAAAAGTCTCAATAAACTTAAGCTATGAGTTCTGAATTTACATATCTTAGCTTTAGTTACATTAGATAATGAGGGTTATTTTCGATATTTGGATTTAATGGTTGATGGAGTGCCTTCCCCCACCAACCTGATACCGCCTTCAGATGGTTGATAGGTCAACACCCTAATTAAGTTCCTCAGCGAAGTCCGGCAGCTCGACACGATATTGTTAGGAAACTTGTGTCTAATCAGCCCAACATTGATGAATGGTTTTTATAAAACACATTAAAATACTGCTAGCAAGGGAGCACAGTAGTGCCCCCCCACTGGCTCACATCAACGAGCCATCAGCGCGAACACACCCCAGCCCATGTACTCTCGTGTGTATAAGGCGTAACGTTCAGGCTCTGAGGATAACTTTGCTCGAACTTCTTCCGCGAGGTCGTCGTTTGGATTTGCTTCAAGCCATTGACGCATGGTGAACCACTTAGCCGCTTCATACCTGTCCCACCCATCTTGGTTAGCGAGAACCATTTCTACAACGTCGTAGCCTAGGTCGCCGAAAGACGCGAGAAGCTTAGGAAGTGTGAGATAGTCGGAGATCGTGTTGGCAAAACATCCTTTAGCAACCTCTTCCGTTGGTGGTAATTTCCGCCAGTAAGGCTCTCCAATGAGAATGATCCCGTTGGCACTGAGGCTCTTTGACAAAAGCTCGATCGTGCCGGCGATTCCTCCACCAATCCAAGTGGCTCCGACACACGCTGCTACACCGACCTTTTCGTCAGTGATGTAGCCCGCAGCATCACTGTGGATGAACCGGATGTGATCGGCAACGCCGAGTTCTTCAGCTCGAAGTTTCGCTTGCTTGGAGAACAACTTGCTCATATCGACACCGGTGCCTACAATCCCATAATCACGTGCCCAAGTGCAGAGCATCTCGCCTGAACCGCTACCGAGGTCAAGCACATTAGTCCCAGATTTCAAGCGTAGTGCCTCGCCGAGAGTAGCGAATTTTTCAGGTGTAAACGGGTTATGAATACGGTGAGCACTTTCCATAATATTGAAGATTCGTGGAATGTCCACCATATGTAACCCCTTAAGGATATTAATTAATGTGACTCAAAATTTTAAATTAATGCACATACCCCGTCAATCAAATTACCTGTTGTTAAAATAATGTTCTGACCTTGAGTTTCTAGCTCTATTAACCACTAAATCCGAATGCGCGTTATTTTAAAACTCTCTCAAGTACCAATGGAAAGTTATTTAAAATTATTGGTAGTGATCGAATAGTAATAGAAGATAAAGAATATACTTGGCGCGAAAGTTCTGTATATAAAAGAAAGCCCCTTGAATAAGATTTTTTTTACACACAAAAATAAGACAAAAATGTCTCACAAAATCCTTGAGAATAGGACATATTTGTCTTATAATTATCATGTGTTTAAACAAGGGGCAGCTTATGAGCTTCAACGAGTTTAAACGATGGCTAATTGCACAGGGAGTTATCTTTGTGCGTAAAGGTAAGGGATCACACATGATTATTGAATTTAACGGTAAGAAGACTGTTTTCCCTAACCACGGGAAAAAAGAAATTCCTGAAGGCACTCGTTTAAAGATCAAAAAGGATTTGGGGCTTTAAGCCTCAAATCCTTATAGTTCCGCTGCCATTGTAGGCGAGAGTTTATTCCGCTTTATTATAAGTTTATAAAAGGTAAATGGGCACTTATATGAAATGTTATGTCAGTATTCATAGGGAGGGAGAGGCTTTTATAGTCAGTTCAAGTGAACTCCCCGAACTTAATAGTGTAGGCTATACTTTAGAAGAAGCTTTATCAGAAGCTTTGGACGGTATAGAAACAGTATTCGAAATTTATATGGATGAGCGTAAAGCCATCCCATTACCATCGAAAGGTAAGAAAGGTGAATATACAGTTCATCTTCCAGTTCGAGTAGCTGCTAAGGTACGTTTATATAACGAGATGATCTCACAAAACGTTACTAAGGCTGAATTAGCTCGTCGCTTGGGTTGGTTACAGAAGCAAGCAGATCGTTTGCTTTCATTAAAGCATTCAACAAAACTTGAATCGATTGAAAGTGCCTTCCATGCTCTAGGCAAGGATCTCGATATCGTTGTCGCATAATCAATATTTTCAAATAAAAAAGCCAGCATTTGCTGGCTTTTTTTCGTCTGGACTTATCCACATATATTTTTGATCTATCCACATCTACCCCATAGCCCCTGCTAGCCGCCGCGCAGTTGCCCGCCCCACCTGCGGTCTCTATGTAGGGCCGTTTTACTGCAAGGCCCAATACGACCAAAATAGGCCGTAATAACCGCCATTACACGGGCTTTACAGAGGAATAAGCAAAAAAAGACTACTGCATTTTACTACACGCCACATTTCCGACCAAAAAAGGACATAAATAAAACCTTTTTCAAACTTTAAACACAAATGTAAAACCTTTTTTCAGGTATACCTTTAATTTGAAGTAATAAAGTAAGAAACTAAGATAAA